TCTCCCAGCCGTCGGTGAACACGAAACCCAGGAACGAGTGATCGCCGTGCAGCTGGGCGGTCTGGCCCAGCTCCTCGATCGAGACCAGCGTGGCCTCGGCCAGGGCGGTGTTGCCGCGCGGGCTGTACATGCCGTCGATCGAGGGCATGCGCAGCACGTCGATGTCGTAGAACAGGCAGCGGAGTTCGCCGCGCCCGGCGAACGTGTAGACGGTGACGCGGGTCTCCTGGTTGAGGTCCTTGGACAGGCTGGCCAGGTAGGCGACGTGGGCGTCTACGGCCTTGACCACGGAGCCTGCGTGGTCGTCCATCGAGTAGGACTCGTCGATGACCAGGAAGTTGTGGTTGATCAGGCTGGGAGTGGGGGTGAAGGTGGGGTCGAACGCGGACCCGTACGCTGTGTGCCTCATAGTAAGAAATCTAACATTGGGGTCTGACAAAATGAGGGCTCACCGGCCGCGCCCTGGCGACCCCTGCGCTTGCGCCCCGGGTGACCCTGCGCCCGGACCCGGCGGGATACGGTTACACCCGGCCCGGCCCCTGCGTTCGCGCCAGGGACACCCCTAGGCCCGCGGCCGGTACGACGTAATACCGGTATCTCCAACCGTACAGGGGGAGTGACGGATACAGCTTTCCTTGCTAAGCTCGGCTGTACGTCAACCTGAGGAGATCGCATGGCCAGGCTTCCCGACTACCAGCACGTCATTCAGCAGACCGACGGCATCGTTGCCCTGACCGAGGACGGCACCGAGGCCGAGCTGGCCCGGTTCGACCCGGGCAACGGAGCCGAGGTGACCACGGCCTTGATGGAGATCCGGGACTCTGGCCTGAATGACGAGTCCAAGTGCTTTGCCTGGTTCTGGGCCGGCTACTTCCACGCTCACGCTAACCGGATGCCCGAGGCCCCGCGCAAGGCTTACGCCACCGAGACGATCGAGGGTGAGATGGTCACGGTGACCGAGCTGGACGGAACCGTGATCGTCCGGTTCGACCCGCGCGACGACAACGCCGCGGCCCAGGCGCAGAAGAACATCTACGACAGCACGCTGCCCGGGGACGACAAGATCTGGGCCCACTTCTGGTGCGGATTCTTCTACGGCCAGGCGTCGTGACCGCGCTCGGGGACGCCTTCTACGGCCTGGCCCGGCTGTGGGGCCTCAAGGTCGGCCAGCCGGTGGACACGGCCGACTACGTGCTGCGGCAGCTGCCCAGCGGCCGGCTGATGCTGAGCACCCCCGTCCCGGACCTGTACGTGGTTATCAGCGAAGAGGGCAAAATCAGCCGGGAGGCCGACGTGGCCACCCTGAACGACGCCGGGGAGCGCGTGGTCGAGCTGGACCGGTCCAAGATCCAGGAGTTGCGGCGCACAGAGAACGCCACCGCGTTCCTGCGCAAGCTGATCATCTGGGAGCGCGAGCAGATGCCGCGGTCCTGGGAGCGCTACGTGGACAAGCACGGCTGAGACGCGAAAACGCCCCCGGTCAGTGACCGGGGGCGCCTCGTGCTACGTCGCGCCTGGACGCTATCAGCTCAGCTCTTGTCCGGCAGCGAGAACGTGAAGTACGGGTCGTAGTTCTCGTCCCAGCCGGGCTTGTCGTACATGACCGCCCAGCCGCGCGCTCGGTAGATGGGCTCGACGTCCAGCAGCCCGTTCTCGATGATCTTGTACCTGGTCAGGCTGGGATCCCGCTCCCGCATCGCCTTCACGACGTCGGGCTGGCGGACGATGGCCTCGTGGCCGTTCCACCCCTTGGCGATCATTTCGTTGAACGCCTCGATCACCGCGTCCGGAATCGCGGTGAGCTTGGCCTGGACGACATCTTCCGGGCTGATGGGCTCGGCCATGACTGGCTCCTCTCTCGCAAAGCCAGTTTAGCAAGAAATCCTGTAAACAGGAACCTCTCAGACTCCCCGCTGATTGGCCGCTTCGAGCAGGCTGTCCAGTTGGGCGTGGAAACGCTCGTGGGTCTCCTGGGCGACAGGCAGGATCAGGCAGCCGCAGGACCTGCAAGACCACACATCGCCCTTGATGGGGTGATTGCCGCCGTCGAAGTGAGTGGTGATCTGGCCGGCCTGGCTGAAACCGCTGGGGATGTTCATGCCGCCAGGCTACGGCCCGGAAAGCAGAACACCCCCGGCCGGAGCCGGGGGTGCCCGTCGTGCAGGGTCGCTAGCTGGCCCAGTCTGTCAGCTCTTGGTGATGCTGGCCAGGCTAGCTTGCGCTGAAAAAGACGCAGGCGTCATCAGGTCCGGATCGGTCGAGCCCGGTGATCTTGCGTATGTGAGTGCCGCCGTTCTCCTGCCGGGCCATAACTTCGGAGTCCCCTCCCCCGATACGCTCGCGCTCCTGCTGCAGTCCTTCGATCAGCTGGTCCAGATTCATGACCGGGATCCTAGCTTTTCCGGCCAGTACGCCTGGTTACGTTCCATCGCCTTCATCGTCATGACGGCCAGGCCCCCGGTGGCCTGCTGGCGCAGCTCGTGCAGCTCCTCGCGCCGGATGACCAGAAGGTGGCGATCGTCCGTACGCCAGGCTGCGTAACGGTCTCGGTCGTCATCATCCTCGAAGCCCTTGACCTCGACCCACAGATCGAGGTCCGGGAGCCAGAAATCCGGGCAGTACCAGCCGTTGCCATTGACCTCGATCGCCTGGTCGCGGTCGGCCCGCTCGATGGGGATTTTCCACAACGCACAGAGCGCCCAGAAAAGGCACTCGTAGCTGGACTCGAAGACGATCTCCAGGCCCTCTACCCCGTAAAATTTTCTGGTTCGGTTGTGCTTGGCCGAACACTCATTCGAGCAGTAGCGCTGGTTTGGGCTGTAGCCACGCAGCCGGGTAACTTCCTTACCGCATTCGGGACGCTGGCAGCTGAATGTGATGTATTTGTCCGGTTCCTTCTGGCGCTTGGCACCGTACTGAAGACGGCAACCAGGAGAGCAGAATTGCCGGGTGTGTCGGTACTCGTAGGGGATGGACGCGCCGCACCGGCATCGTCGCGGCTCCAGCTCGTATTCGGCTTTGACCCCCGCCTGCTTTTCCTGGGCCATGACAGCGACCCGGCAGGCGCGGGAGCAGTAGCGTTCACCGTTTTTGCCGGGCAGGTAGTCGTAGGCCGTACCGCAGTGCTCGCAGTAGCGCGTCTCGGGAGTCCGGCGGTCTTTATGTAGTACGCCCTTTTTAGCCTGGGAGATCTTGGCATTGATGGCGGCCTGCTGTTCGGGGGTCCGGCCGATGTTGGGGTCGCGCGGCCGGTCGCCGAATTCGATGCCACCGCGCTGGAGCGTCCGGGTCACGGTCTGAACGCTGGTCCCGAACTGCCGGGCGATCTCACCGCGGGACTTTAGGTCATCGACGTACATCTGGCGCATCGCGTCGAAATGCTGGTCCCACTGCCGGGGACGGCCAAGTTTTGTCATGGTCCAAATATACGTCGAGACCCGCCCCTTACGTAAGGAGCGGGTCTCGGAAGTCTGACTTTTGTCAGGACTTGGTAATGCTGGCTAGGCCCCTCGGATTGAGGATGCTCATAGCGATCATTTCGTCAAAAACCCACCCACGCCAGAACGCCTCGACGTTGTGATTTTCCTCGACGTCGAGACTGTAAAGAATCGGAAAAACACCCAGGAAGTTGGGCTCCGGGGTCAGGAAGATCTTCGCCTGGGGGACGATGATCGAGCGCTGGATCTGGAACTCGCCGAAGCTGGTGATGGTCTCACCAGCGACCACACGGTCCTTGAACGCCCAGCCGGTCTGGTTGATGTCCCAGCGGAACATGTCCCGGTAGTCGAACGGGTTGAGCAGCAGGCGCGCGCTCGGCAGCTCGTGCAGGTCGGTCATGGCGACCGCGGAGTACATCGACCCCGGGGTCAGGTAGCCGGACGCCTCGGTGATGTTGTGGTTCGGGGTGACCACGTGGTCCGGGCGGGTGGCGTAGTCGGTGATGGCCGCCTGCAGGAGGACCAGCAGCCGGGCATCCTCCTGCTTGAGGATGGCCTGCTTGGTCTCGTCCTGGGCCTGCTCGACCGCGTTGATCCTCAGGTAGAACAGGTCTTCCTTGCGGATCGCCGGCCGCGAGGCGATCCGGAAGAACCGCACCGGGATGCGCTTGCCCTCGAACGGGGTCACGCGGACCTCGCCCTCGGTGCCAGACATGATGTACGCCTGACCCAAGTCGTCCCACACGTCATACTCGACCGGGGTGCCCGGCGTCACCGGGTCCTCGACCAGCACGTTGCGGACGATGCCCTGGTAGCGCAGCTTGAGCTGGATCGGCCCGACCATGCCGACGCCGAGGCGCCGGAAGCCGTGCATCTCGTCGCTCAGGATCAGCGCCATCTTGCGGACCTTGGCCTCGCGCGTCAGCGCAACGCCGTTGTTCTTGGCCCGCCGCGCCTCGATCTGGGCGACGTAATCGTCCGACTTGCGGGAAGCTACGCGCGGACGCAGGCCGCCGCCCTGCGGCGCCAGCGCCAGCTGCCCGCCAGCCGAAACGGTGGCCAGCTCTGTCATGGGGTGTCCTCTCCTGCGTTCCGCGTGGGGTTACTTCGCTCCGGCCCTTACTCGCGGCCCGCGCCAGAGGCGAGAGCCAGCTCGGCCGCGCTGAACGGAGTCAGGCCGCCGATCGTGAGCTTGGTGCTGGAGTTGACCTTGAGCAGCCGCGCACACGGCGCGCTGATGCTGCCCGAGCTGGCCCAGGGGATGAGCATCCCCTGGTTGGCGCCGGACAGGGACACGCCCACCAGGTCCGAGCCGGACCCGTCGGTCGGGTCCGTCCAGTTCTGGGTGGCGTCGAACGCGGGCGCCAGGATCTCGAACTCGGCGTCCGGGGTGAGGACCCACACCGCGAAGGTGTTGATCCCCGCGTACAGCAGCTCGTCGATGCCGTCGCCGCCCACGTAGAGGGCACCGAAGCCATAGACAGGCGTCTGGCTGGTGGCGGCGTTCATCGTCTTGCCGCCCATCTGGGAGCTGGTCGCACCGGCCAGCGTCACCAGGTCGCCGCCCGAGCGGACAAAGCCCATGCCCGGCCAGATCGGGACGGCCCGGGTCCAGGCCGGGTCCAGGAAGCAGGACTTCGGCGTCGCCTGGGTCCAGGCGTAGAGCGGCCGGATGGTCCGCTTGACGTAATCGTTGCTCAGGAACGTGCGGATCACGGCGTCTTCTCCGTCTCTGTACTCAGGACCGGGCTGAACAGCCCCCCTGCTACTCCTTCTGGGGCTGGGAGCCGGTCAGGCATCACCAGGTGGGTCATCGCTCAGTCCAGGAAGATGTCAGAGCCGTCCAGGTCGTCGCTGACGGCCGCGGGAACGTAGTGGGCGCTGGCGCCCACCGAGGCCAGGGACGGCGCGGAGCGGGCGCCCTGGCGGGCCATGGGGGCGGTCCTGGGCTGCGGCGCCGGGCGGGCCGCAGCGGTGCGGGTCAGTACGTCGATCTCGTGCGCCATCACCGGGGTGG